TGGGGATTTCGGATGATTACGCATAACCATCCCAATAGAAAGGTTGATAAGGTATAGGTGTGTAACCACAAGGGGGAGGGCCAATTTGCCATCCCATAGAAAAGTCGTCAGCAACGCCGATATGCTCATCAGGAGAAATATTGGAAGTAAGCGTGTTGGCAGCAAGGCTGCCTTGAACCGAAAGCTTAACCAAGGGTTGATAAAGCGCTGCAATAAAAGAAAGAGAACCAATAGGCATAAAAGGGACGACACTTTGATAAGGAATATCAAGGACGGCGGAATTCTCAGCTTCAGTAAGTGAAACATGAGCGGCAACAGGATCGCCGAGCAATTGGGGAACAAGCGGAACGCCAAAAGCGTAACCAAATGTAGAATAAATGTCCAAAGAAAACAACCACGCATCAAGATTCAAAGACGCAGTTGTAAGATTACGAACATAAGATTTAAAGGGAAAACGAACCCAATATCGAGCACCGCCAGTCCAAAAAGCGAAGCCATAAGATAACCAAGTAACGAACGCATGATAGTTGAACAAAGAGTAATGATCAACATAATAAGTAAAACTCAAATTGAAGGATCGACGAGTTATCGGAAGCATACGACGAGTGAGCAAACGAAGATTACCAATACACTCACCTATGCAAGTAATAGCACCATAAGGAGTGTGAGGAGTTGACTGGGAAAGGGTAATAGGTGGTTTAGCAGCATCTTCATTAAAATCTTGAAAAATATCACCACCTTGAGCAACAGCTTCCTCTTTACCTTCAAGTTTAGATAGAGGTTTAGAATGAGGAAGAGGAACATCACGATTATGTTCAGGACCAGGATTGACCAAGAAACCAACAAAGGCCAAAGACGGTGAAGGACAGGCAAACTCGATGTCAGGAGCACCACGAGTGCGAACAAGGATGTCCACGCTCTGAGCAACAGTAGCATCAGCATTAACCAAAGGATTCAAAACACGAACAATAATAGCTCCATTAGTGTGATTATACGTATAAATAGGAGGAACAATAGGACTGGAATCATCAGCAATAACCACTTGACACCACTTAAGCATGGAGCAGTAAGGAAGATGAACTCTCAAAGAAGAACTCTCTTGAATATCCCAGATAATACGATAACAGTTTGCAGTTTCACTATCTTTAGTAACAGGAGCTTCAGCAGTACCCAATTGCCAAATGATTTCAAGTTGACCAGAAACAAGTTTGGTTTTACTCATAACAAACTCGTAATCAATACCGCCACGAAAGAAAGCAAACAAGCCAGCAACAAAGGACAAAGGAGAAAAATACCATTTGGCAAGATTAACATGGCCATTACCGGGATTAGCATACCAATCTGCTATAACAGTGCCTGACGCAGTAGAGGTAGTCCATTTAATACGTCGCATGAGACCCCAACGAGAAACAAAACGTTTGATGTCCATTTCATCACCAGTACAGCCAAAAACAGCTGGAGGAATAACGACCTTTTGAGCAGCAATAATAGCCATACGAATAGCAGGAGATTGACCAGTC